ATTATCTGTTTCATATTTCTCCAAATTCATTGTAGTGACCTGCTAGGTTTTGGTCTCTTGGTAACCAGTACAAATCCAAATTCTTTTCTCTGACTAATTTATTGCATTCATACATGATGTCATTTAAATCTGGTCTGGCTTTACTTCTTCCTCTTCTAACCCATGCAATTGTATTCATGGAATCAGTTATGATTTCTGACTCTGGTTCTGCTACTTGGCAAGCATGTAGACATCCTAATAATTCAGCTTCATTGTTTGTAAACGGTCCATCTTCTCTTCCTCTGAATTCATGTGCAAGTAGTTTTCCATTCTTGAAGACGGTATATCCGCCAGCTTTAGTAATGCTATTTCTTCCTTGCAAAAATCCGTCAAAATAATAAATATTATTATTTGCCTTTCTCTTAATTTCCTTTGGTGGAATTAGATAAGGTATATGTGGTTCATCCATGTTTATTTTTGTAATAGTTTAATAATTCTGTCACCGTTGTCGCATTCACCACACATACACACAAACCTACCTGGTCTTACTTCTTTCCAATATCTCTCCCATCCAGGGAGCATTTTTTTCGTGTCTAAGTTTTCTGTTAGTTCTTCTATCCATTTTTCTTTCTCTTGAGAGATGAAGTAGTTTACAATTTCTCTTTCCCAAGAATTTTCTCTATACTTTTTTTCGTATAAATCAGCTATTTCTTTTTCCATATGTTATGTATTATTTATTTCCCTTTTTGAGAGTATTTTGAAGTCCTCCTAATTTCCCCCCTTTCCCCCGTAACTTTTACATTACTGTCTATTTTTCTTTATATCTTCTAATCTGTGACAATTAGGGCAGAGTATGATTATATTTTCTCTAGTGTAACCTAGATTAGGATTTATTCGGTGTCTATCACAATGTGTCTTATCCCAACCGCATCTTTCACATTTAAAGTTTTCAACTTTACTTCTTTCGTAGAAGTATGTGTTTTGTAAATTTGGATAAATCTCTTTGTGGTGCATTTCACATTTATGGTCATATCTAGTTTTACCTAAATATTTTCCTTTGTTCCTTCCGTTTCTGTTACAACCAGCAACAGAACATTTTCTTCTTTTATATATCATACCCCCATTATATCAAACGGGGTATTAAAGTCAAATAGTGGAAGAAAGAGAGAACAAAACTAGGAGCGATTTCCCTTCCCGAGCCGTACCCATCGCCTTTCCTATGATAGATTTATTTTAAGCTTACGCTTATATCCCCTGACCGAGCTATCAATTTCAATTTCCTCGTGACTTATGTAAAAACAAAAGTCCTAGCTAGTTGAGATAGCGAGGACTTTTGTCTACAACTCTCTCAACGAGTTATGTAGCTATCTTAGCATATCCTGATTTTTAAGTCAAGTGGGTGTTCCAGCTAACTCCTGTTTCGTACACGAAATAGTTTTCCACATACTACCACTTGTAGTTTTTTAAAAAGTATGCTATACATTAGGCGTGGTGAATAATGACCACATAAAAAATACATGGAACCATATAACTTAGATGAAAAGTTAATAAAGATGGAATCAAAACCTGATTCCTACCTTGACCATATTGCCACTTATATACGCTTTAAGAAGTTCCCAATTACAAATTCTAAACAACTGTCGCTCTACATTAGTAGATGTGCAAAAGTTGCCAAGGATTTAGAGGCATTTACTTCCAAAGAAATACAAAGAGTAATGCAAAAATTAGAAGATGATTACCAATGGAGAATAACCAACAAAGGCAAATCAAATGACTGGAAATGGACTCTCGAAACAGTCCTGAAAGAATTGATGAAATAATATGGAAATAAACTTAAATGACTTAAGAGCTTATTTAGAAATAATAAACACAGCAATTAAATATGGAAAACTGTAAAAAATGCGATGAGTACCCAGATTTGTGTGAATGTTCATCTGGTGAACTACTTAATGTAGTTGTCAGTGCTGGTGTGGGCTACCTTACTGATTCAGCAATTCTTGGTGGGCTAGTGGGTGGTTCTTTCCTGGGTGGTGTTGTTGGTGATATTTTGGGTGATGATGAAGGATTTAGTTTAGATGACTTTCTATAAAAAATAATATGCGAGAAATAAAATTCAGAGCGTGGAATATTCAAAATGAAAGAGTTGTCTATGAACCTTATAGGTTTGAATTATACAATGGTAAATATCGCTTTACAGAAACTTGGCAAGATGAAGAAGACGGAATATTTAGAGATTGTGAAATAATGCAGTACACAGGTCTAAAAGACAAAAATGGAAAAGAGATATATGAGGGGGATATATTACAATTCTATAAAAATCATAAAGACAACAAAGCCGAGAAAATAATCAAAGAAGTTGTTGAATGGAGTGGTCAAGGGTGGCAACCATACGATATGACAACTGAAAGTGAAATCATCGGCAATATATACGAGAATCCAGAACTATTAAAATAATATGGCAAGATTAAAAAAAGAAGAAGAGGTTGCAAAGACTACTGATTATGATTTTATCCTCCCACTTGAACCACACCAATTAAAAAGTATGTGGGATGACTTTACAGACGGGAAGAAAATTGTAAACTTTCGTGGAATTGGTGGGAAACTACACCTAGCTGAATATATTTACTACAACATGATACAGGTCATGTCATATGACCAAGTAACTGGTCAATGGTCAGTATATATCCCAGACGGGATGAGTACGGAAGATTTTAATTATAAGTATGTGAAAGCAAAGAAACACTGGAAACAGTTCGAAGAATATGCTCGTAAAAGAGAATATGCTTTGTCTCAAAATAATATACAACCATTAGTCGAAGATAACCAACCAGAAGTCAAACTTAACGGTTTCTGGGAAGGATAATATGAAAGAAAAAACAATAACAATTAGAGATAATAAGTTTAAAGTTGGTGACGTGGTTTACTTTATGGAAAATAACAGAATCCAGAAAGGAAAAATTATAGGAATTTACAACAATTATAGGGAACATCAAAATCCAAATAGTGATTGGTTCAAAAGTCAAACTATAAATTATGAAATAGCAGAACACCCAAAATCTCTCTTTAAAAAACAAGAAGATTGGTTAACTGAATATTTAAATTTTGACGAAAGAGATATTTTTGGTTCAGAAACAGAATTAAAAAACAATCTTTAATCTACCAAGAAAATGAAAAGAACTATTAAAATAGTTGTTTCAAGACCGTTGTTAAATCCAGCAAATCTTTTGGTTCAATCTGGGTACTATTACTACAATAAAAAAGGTGGTGGTCACTCATATATAAAACCTGATTCTAACGGTAGGTTTGAAGCTCACATTAAAGGTAATGTTGTGGAACTGCACTATGATGTTTGGATAGGCAAAAATGGTCACATGGTTTTACCTAGTACCTACACCACTCAAGCAGAAGCTAAAAGAATAGTCCAAATAATGAACAGGGAAATTCCTAAAACTCCTAGAGTTATGGACCCGAAGAAAAAAGCAAAACTTAAAAGGAAAAAACAAAGAGAACGATTAGGAATCCTTATACCTCCTCCTCCAAAGAGATACCCGAGTTTGCCTTATGACCAGCTGAAATCTATTGATTGGGAATCGGTAAAAAAGACTAAAGAAGAAACAACTAAATCTACTTATCCACAATCTACCACTTGCACTTTACCTCAAAGTATGCTAAGATGGATTAAGACCAAAGTAACGCCTTGGTTGTGACTTAAATAAAAAATTAAAAATTAAATCTACGAGATAAAAAGAAAAATTATATGGACAACGAATACAAAAAAGGTGGGGCATTTGAATTACCAGAAGCAGGAAGTTTTCCAGCTCGCTTGGTATCTATTATAGAAATTGGAACTGTAAAGACTCAATTCTTTGAAAAAGGAAGTTTTAAGGAAGGACAAGCTCCTACTTTAAATGCAGAGACTGGACAGTTCGAGGATAACAAAAAGCAAAGAGTTGATGCCGAAGGGTACAGACTTGATGCTGAAGGAAACAAGAAATTAAAATACGCTCATCAAGTTTCACTTTCATTTGAAGGTCAAAATGATGAAAAAAGATTTTTTGTTAGAACAAAAGATTTGACTCTCTCTCTAAACGACAGAGCAATACTTTCAAAGTATTTGGAAGCATTATTAGGAAGAAAAATTGTTGAAGGTGATAAACCTAGAACTCTTCTCGAAGAAGCACTTGGTAAGCCTTGTATAGTTACTGTTACCCACGTACAAGTTGGTGACAAGACTTATGCAAATCTTGGGAACGTAGCTGTTCCAATGAAAGGAATGAATGTATTAGAAGCTAAAGCTCCTCTTACCTTCTTGAACTTTAAAAACTGGGACCAAGAAGCATTTGAAAAGTTACCAGAATTTGTGCGAGACAAAATCAGAAACTCTTCAGAGTATCGTAAGATGGCTGGGCAAGTTTCAGCTGCTTCAGAAGAATCTAAAAAGGAAGCACTTAACACTGAAGGTCCAACTGATTGGGTAGATGAGTTCGGAGTTAAACACACAATACCATTCTAGGTCTTGTGTAGTTAATCAACTGCTAGTGTGCAGTTGGGGGCGTTGACCCAGGAAGATGAGTGACCATAATTAACTTGGTGAGCTCCACCACATGCACATTAGTTTAATAAAATAAAAATATATGAAAAATAAATACGGTATTGGTTCTCTTGTAAGTTACAAGAACTTAATTTGGAAAATTGTAGAAGTTTGGGACGTTGGGTTCATCGCTTCTGTAACTGGGAAAATTCAAGGTGACAATAAATATGTTGTTACAAATATTCCAGAACAAAAAGTTATGGTGGTTAATGAATCAGAAATAGAAGTTGTTAATGGACCTGACCTAGAAAAATCTCAAGGTTTACAAAGTTTAGCAAAAACAGAAGTTCCAAATAAGAAAGGTAAATAATATGAAATTCAAAAATGGCGATGAATTTGTATATAACCGTGAAGCTTCTGCTCGTGGGAGATACAAGTTCAATGGTAAATCTCTCCCAGGGGTTACCACTGTTTTGAACGAGCAATCAAAACAATATTTAATAGTGTGGGCGGCTAAAACAGCTTACGAAGATGCACTTAGTAAGTCTAAACAAGAAATTGAGCAAATCATTAAAGACAAAAATTGGGCACACAAAAGAAAAGGAGATGATGCAAAAGAAATTGGAACGGATGCACATGGAATTGTTGAGAAGTTTGTTAAGGACTATATTGCAGAAAAGAAATATATTCAACCTACCTACGACGGAGCAGGACCAGAGGCAAAGGTCTCTGTTCAAAGATTTGTTGACTGGGCTATAAAAAACAAAGTAGAGTTCTTACAAGCGGAAGTTTCAGTTTGTAACCCTGTACATTGGTATGCTGGTTCATTCGATTTTATCTGTAAAATTGGCGAAAAAACCTATCTAGGAGACTTCAAAACCTCTAAACAGATAGATGCTACCTATTTTGCTCAAGGTGCGGCTTATACTAAGGCAGTAGAGTGGATTCAGGAGACTCAAGGTGAGGCTAAAATTAAGTTCGACGGTATCATTATCGTAAAGTCAGTAAAGCAAGATGGCGACATTGAATACTTTGAAAAGCTATCTTCTGGAGCTTTTGGAAAGGTGGTTATCCCAGCTTTCGAAGTTGCCATTAAGGAAAATATTGACAAGCACTGGGGTTACTTCTTGGCTATGTTATATGCGTATAACTATAACAAGGAGTACGAGGTTACTAACTTTGAATTACTTTGTGATACTACAAAAGATTGGGGTGATACATTTCCAGTAGATGCTGGAAGAATATAATATGACTGTAGAAGAACAAATAGCAAAACTCCAAAATGACGGGTATTTAAGTTCTTTTAAGCCTTGTTTTTTTGATTCTTGGTGTGGAGAGCCAGTATCGTGGGGGTATGAGATTCTGAAAAGAATGGGTGACGATATGTGGGCTGAGACTTCACATTTAGGTAGAAAAGAATGTGCTTATGGTAGTGGTGGGAATTGGTACTTAATTACTAAATATTTATCTAAAGAAGAAGCTATATCAAAATATGGGGAAGTTACAAAAACTGATAGGGGACCTCGTGGAGGCTACAGGTCAGAAACATATGGATTAAAAACTTTTTCTACAGATTTAGAATACAATAAATAATATGGGAGAAATATCAACTGATGAAAAAATAAATTCTTTTGTAGAAAACCTTTTTATTCTTAGTGCACACCACGGACCTCAACAAAGGCAGGATATGCTAAAAGAACTACTAAAGAAAATTAGAAGTGATAAGTGGGCATTAGACACACAAATCAATTCTCTAACAAAAGAGAAAGAGAATGTGGAAAATACATTAAAAATCTATCGTGAAGTATTAACTATCCAGGCAACTGGACATCTAAAATAATATGGCAGCAATAAAAATAATAGAAGTTTGGCAACCTAAATATAGTTCCCAGGAATTACTTATCTCTACAAATAAGGTAAGTCCAGGGGATAACTATATTAAAATCACTAAGGATAAAACCTATGATGGAAAGCTCTTGAAAATTCAAGGGGAAGAAGTTATTAAATATAAGACTCAAAAGAATGGTGCTGGTGAGGTGTACTGTGTTCCTCTAAGTAAGTTTGAAATTGTATAGTATGAAGAAAGAGAAAGACTGGATATTTGAGTGTTACAAGTGTTCACATAACTTATATGTGTCAACTGATAAATTAAACAAACTCTTAAAAACAGAATGCCCTGAATGTGGGGAAGAACCATATAGACTCTGGATATTGACTGGTAAAGGAATATTAAAATGAATGACAAAATCCACAAAAGAATATCCTATTACCATACTTATTACAAAAAGGGCTGGATAAAATTAGCGACTAAGTCTATAATGGAGTTAATCAATTCTAAAGAAAAACAAAATGTCAGAAGAAAACAAAAAAGAACCATCACCATACTTTCCTAACTCAAATAATTTGCCACCAAAGCAAAAGGTTGTTACTGGTCAGATTATACCAAAACTATTAGTAGGTAATATGTTGGAGAACTTTAATCTACTTCATAGTGGGGATGAATGTCCTCCTTGTGAAAGGATATACGTCCAATCAATGGTATGTGCTTTTAGTAATCTTGGTTTACCACCATATCTCATTCAACATATTGTGGATGAGTGGATGAGGCAGATACGGGCTAACCCTCCAGGATTTACAAAGGAAAAGTAGGGTCATTATTAAATTAACAAATAAACAAATGAAAGATTCTAAAAAGAAAATTCAAAAACAAATTCCAACTTCAAAAACTAAAAGTCCAAAATCTGATGGGCGTATAGATGGAAAATCGTATACAGCGGAGGATGTTATCTTTATTGCAAATAAATTTATTCAAATGGGTTTGAACATTCAAAGTATTGTACAGGTAATGAAAGAAGAATCCATTTGCGAAGACTTTGCAAATGCAAATGATTTGCAAATACAAAAGCGTTTGCAAAAACTGCATAAAGAAAAAGAAAAGATGATTGATTTTGAAGATTTGCAAAAAAAGTTGCTAAAGATTGAAAATATACAAGTGGCTGTAAAATATCCAGACGTGTTCCAGATTTCTATAATAGAACAGCTCAAATAACTTACAATTAAAGGACTTTTTAAACACTTTCCAAAATAACCTATATAATATATGGGTTATTTTGTATTAAACTATATCTATCTACCACTTGCATTTATAGTTTAATGATGCTATGATTATAAATGTAACAGTAATAAATATTGTTATATTATAAAAATAAATAAAGCTGAAAAGCGAATAAAACAAAAAAATGACAAAATATCATTATAAATTAATTATAGAAGAGACTGGAGACGTATTCTATTATGTAGAGTTTAGAATTGCAGAACATAATGCAAGGGTGGAAATGTCGAAAGGTTACCATGTACAATTATTACCTATAGTATAAGATATATGCAAATTAAAGAAGTATTTTTGAAAAATGATGGAACTATTAATAAAAATAGGGTTATCATAGAATTTGGAGACTTTGGAAATAGTGTTATAACTTTATTTTTTAGCTATGAGACTATAGTTGGATTTACTTTTAAAGGTGAAAAGTATGTAACAGTTAATAACTGGAGTACTACAACTGGAAAGTATTTAAACGAATTAGAACCAGACCACAAAAAAAGAATACCTCATGAAGAGGTATTACAAAAATTATCAAATGTTTTTCAGTTTATTAGTAAATATACATGTTAAAAGAGATTAGAATACCATTTGACGGCTTTTATTCTACACAGCACGGGTTGAAGTGTGATGACATTGAATTGTACCAATTTGCAACAGAAAACAATATTGATGATTTATACAGTGTTGAAGAGTTGACCGCTGAAATGTATGAAAAATTTGATAACTGGAGAGGTGAAAAATACCAGGATATACAAAAGGAATACATAACAGAATACACAGAAAACTTTTTCAAGCGTTTTAATCGTGATATTAAATTGCAATACAATACAGATATAAAACTTGTACCATCAGATATTATAATGACTTCACCAAGGGAATATAATTTTACAACAGATAGAATCTTTTGTAAAGTGGATGAGAATTTGCTGTTTGATTTATTTTGTATGGTAGATAGTAAAATACTAGCAGATAAAATAAAAGAGGATTATACAAGTTATGACGGTTTTGCAAGTTTTCACAGTAATGATATTAAAAGTGATGAATGGAAGGAGTGGAAAAATTTTAATCATAATCAATGGTGTACAGTATTAGAAGCGATTATGATAGAGTGTGATTTTACTAGTGATGAATTATACGAGTTAAACAATTAAAAATATATGCAAGGTAAAACAGGAATTTGGAAAGAAGTTAATTTTAGCGATTTTTGTGATAGTTTTTCAGGAAGTTATAAAGACAATTTCAGTTACAATGGTAAACGTGCATTATATGATTATTTAGTGCAATTAAGTGAAGAGATAGGAGAGATTATAGAGCTTGATACCGTTGCTTTATGCAGTGAATATACAGAACATGATGACGTTGTAGAGTGTGCAAGTAATTACTTTGACTTTGAGGGAATGACATTTGATAGTGAAGATGGAGGAGAATTAAAAACAGTTGAAGAGGTAGAGGCAGAGGCACGCAAGTACTTACAAGATAGGACTACATTAATAGAATTTACTGGAGGTATAATAATACAGGACTTTTAATATATGCAAATGAATCTAAACAATAAACTAAAATTAAAGCAAGGAACTTTAGGAAGAGTAATAGCACTTGAGGAAGGTATAACAGTATTTATACCAACACGCAAAGGAGTTGCAAATGCAAAAGTTTTGCAAGTAAATTCTGATGGTTTTTTTTCAGTACACTGGTTAACAATATGGAACACAAACGGGGATTTTAGAACTGAATTGATGCAGTTTGATAATGATTTAGTTTTAGACGTTGAAGAGAAAAACAAAAGGAATGCGTACAGAAAAGCAAGCGGACTTATTGAAATAAAATAAATATATGATAAAAAAGGAAATAACACTATATACATTTAGTGAATTGTCAAAAGAAGTACAAAAGAAAGTTATTAGACGTTTTCAGGATAATGAAGAGCATTACTTTTTAGATGAGAATATGAGGGAATACCTAAAGGAATTACTAGAGGAAAACAAGATTGAGGGGAAAGCAAAAATATATTACAGTTTGTCATATTGTCAGGGTGACGGTGCAATGTTTGAAGGTGATTTTGTTTGGAATGGTTACAATATACCTGTAAAGCATAGCGGGCATTATTACCATTACAATAGTAAAAGCATAGGAGAGATAACAACGGCGGACGGTGAAGAGATAGAAGACAGCAAAAAATATCAGGAAATTGAAAAAGAATTTAATGATTTATATGTTGAAATTTGTCAAAAACTTGCAAAATGGGGCTATAGTTGCATAGAGGCGGACTTAGAAGAGAGCAATATAATCGAAAACATAGAGGCTAATGAATACACTTTCAGAGAAGATGGAACAATTGAACATATATAATATATGCTAGAAAAAATACAAAAATTAGAATCAAAGTATCAAAAGAAGATGGATAGACTCTTAAAAGATGAATGGGATAGAGACGATGGGGAAGTGTCATATTTAGATGGTGCAATTACAGCACTTAATGAGGCTATTGAAATTATAGAAAAACATAGCAAGTAATATGCAATATTTTGCATATATACCGCTAGTGATGGTGATTGTCTTTTTTGTCTCAATACCATTATTTTACTTGATGCAAGGAATTGATGAGCAGATAGACAATAAAGACTACGATGACATTATAAAATTAATCATAGCTATTGTATTACTTATTATATGCTTTATAAGTTATATAAAGGATATATGAAATATATTATACTCGGGCTTGTAATACTTTATATCTATCTAACACGGGATAATAAGAACGAATACACAGACTAACAAGCATTAAATACACTCTTTACAGGGTGTATTTTTAATTGCAATTAATTTGCATTTGCAATATACTTGCATCATGGCAGTAAAACATAAAGATAAGGAGTTAATGACAAATTATATAACACAAAAAGCATTGCACAAAGATGAATTAGAGGAGCATAAGACTACTAAAAAGGAATTGATGATAAAGGCAGGATATACGCTTGATACAGCTAGTAAAAACAATTTAGAGAGTACTAAACTATATGCAGAGATAACAAGCGAATTAATAAACTCAACAGGTTTTATATTGTCTCAGTTGGTAGATAGTATAAAGGGTGATATTGAGAGTGGAGTACTTGATGATATGACTACTACTACTAAAGTTAAGTTACTTTCACTCATTACAAGTGTACACAAAGGACTTTCACCATCATATAAACAAAAGAAAACAGAGAAGGATGAGGATGGAAATGTTAAGACTGTTTGGACTAAACTTAACTAATGCAATTAACTTGCACATGCAAATCATTTGCATCTGCATATACCTTGCATATGCAAGTACCCCGCATGGTCTACGTAGTAGACTTGCCACAGATGTAGGGGTATTTGTATTTGCAAGTCTTTTGCATTTGCAAATTGTTTGCAAGAGGAAGAGTATGACCTACTGCCTTTAGTATATGGGTAGGGTAGTGAAAAAGAAGAAGAAGTATCACACAACTTACCTCTCACTTATTTCTCTACATTTTTTGCCTGTAAAAATTTTTCTGGGAATTTTTCTATAAGCAGTTGTTTATGTTGTCTACTAAGAGATGTCGGACTGACCTCCCCCTGTCATCGGGTTATGGTGGTTTGATGACTTAATAAACAATTAAAAAACTGGTTAATAAATTTAACCAGGGGTGTCACCAGTTGAGTACGTCTTGGACATCATCACTATTAGCTTTCGCTAGGAGTTACTATTTTGAGGTTGAGTTAGATTTTATTTATTGATATCCATCGGATACCAACTAAATAAATTTAGTCAGCCTCCGATAACTACAATGATATTCTATTCAGTTTTTCTTGTCAAGTTTTTCTAGTTCTTTGTCCAGCCAAGACCAAGCTACTGATTCTCCAAAGGTTTTATATATCTCTAGGAAGGTGGCTATGTTCTTTTTTATGTCATCTTTCATTGACATAGTATCCCACGATGTTATACTCTAGTCAATGCAAACCATTGAGGAATATTTAAACCAACCAGTACAAAAGAACGGAGTAACCGTTATACCAAATACGTTACCCATTGCTGAACAAGTCCAATATTTACTCGATACTAATCCTGATATATTTATCTCTCCTCTTTCTAAGCTTTGGAGACTTGAGCATCTATATGCCATCATGGACAAGAACGCCCGAAAGGTAATGTTCAAATTGAACCGAGCCCAAAAGCATTTTTTTATAAACGTAATTCAGAAGGGTTTTAAAAGAGCCATCATTTTAAAGTCTCGTCAGTTAGGATTCACTACCTTCATTGCCATGTTCTTCCTGGATGAAATTATCTTTAATCCTAACTCGGAAGCTCTCCAAATTGCCCATACCCTAATTGCTTCTAAGGATATTTTCAACAAGAAGATTAAGTTTGCGATTAATAACCTACCTAAGTGTATGTTCCAAACAGGACTATTAACTCTAAGCCAAATGCGTGCAGCTCGTGCGGAGTTCTCTTACCCAGATGGTTCTATCTCGGCTCACTCTACAGCTGCCTCTGGACGTTCTGGTAACTATCGCTACCTCCACATATCCGAGCTTGCTAAATTGGCAAGAGCTTTTCCTGATAAAGCCAGAGAAGTTATTGAAGGTTCTATTCCATCTGTTCCGATTGATGGACTTGTATTTATTGAGTCTACAGCCGAAGGGCAAAACTCTATTTTCTATGAGATGTTTATGAACGCCTACAGGAGAAAAGATAAAATTACTCCTGCTCTTTCTAAGGCGGAATACTTGCCTGTGTTTTATAACTGGTCATGGGATGATGAGGAAATTGCTAAAGCCAATGTCGATGGACCTATTCCCTTTGAGGATATGGAGGAATCGGAAATTGATTGGAAACAATTTGCGGAAGAAGGTGGTTACTCTCCAGAACAAATGACTTATTATTATTTGAAATGGATTCAAGCGAATAAGGATGTAGACAAATTGCACCAAGAATATCCTACAACTGAAATGGAAGCTTTCGTTTCTTCTGGGTCTAACTTTTTTAATCTAAGAAAAATAAATGATTTTTATAATAAGATAGATGAAGAAGCTGAAAAAGAATACAAAAGATTTGATTATGTAGGTGGAAAAATAATTCCCAATCCTCAAGGTGATTTATATATACGAGAAGAACCGATTCCTGGAAGATTTTATGTACTTGGAGGTGACGTGGCTCAAGGTCTTGCAACTGGTGACTACTCTACTTTTTTTGTGTTGGGTGGAGATAAAAGAATTTGTGCTTTCTTTCGAGGACATCTTGAACCTGATGAATACGAAAAGTTGGTTAGAGTAATTGGAACAAAATACAACAATGCTCTTTTAGGAATTGAAAGTAACGCTGATGGAAACTGGGTGAATACTTCTATTGTAAATGCTGGTTATCCTAATATTTTTCTTCGAACTTCCTTCGATGACATCACTAAAACCATGACCAACTCCTATGGTTGGCGTACGGATGTGAATACTCGTAAGAATATGCTCGATGGTGCTCGTGTTCACTTCAATTCTTTGGATGAACTCAACTGTAAATTACTTTTACAGGAGATGATGATATTTATTCGTAACAAAAGAGGTAGACCGGAAGCTGCTTTAGGACGTGATAACCATGACGACCTCATAATTGCATGGGCTATTGCAATTGCAATCCTTGGAAATGCAAAAGAAAAGGAATTATTGGTGCCTAAAATGAATTTTATGCAACTTTTATACTCTAAAAGGTAAATAAAAACAAAAATCGCTTGACAAGTAAACTAAAATGTATATTATCGAAACTATAAACATAAATTATGAAAGAAACTCTTGATTTTATCAAAGATAAAAAGAAACTTCTCTCCGAAAACCGATGGAGACAAGATTATAACCGTATTTTGCAAGAGTATGAGAAGTTTGCTGTTAACACACAAACTCAAAAAAACACTATTGACCAGTCAACACCTGAATCAATTACTATTTTGATTCCAAGAGCTGATGGAACTAACGATTTCGCTATTTACCCTCGTGTAAAAGATGTTCGTGGTTCAGAATCTGATACACCAAGAGCTGAAATCCCTATTGCCTACTCTAAAATTTTAGTAGCCGCTTCTGCGATTGCTTCTAATATGCCAAATGGAACTACTTATTCCATTAACAAAATTAAAGCTCGTACTTTCTATGAATACTGGAAACGTTCTTGGTCTGTTCCTGAAATGAACGGAAGTAATACTTTGGATTTTGCAGTACAACAAATGTTCGCAACTGGTACAGGTGCATGGAGAGTTTTTCCTCGTCAAGTTGTAGTAGATAAAAAAATAAAAGGAATTAAAACTAAAAAAGTTATTTACGATGATATTTATCGTGAACCACTTGATATGACACGTACTTGGTTTGGTTTATCTTACCGTGCTGGTTCTTATGATGGACGACCTGAAGTTTTATTTGAAGTAGATGTAACAATTGAAGAATTTGATAAGTTAAAAAAACGTTTTGGAAAACGTGCTAAAAAAGTTAATAAAGGAGCTGAAATTAATACCGTTTCAACTGAAGCTTCTCAAGAAGACCCTGAAAAAATGCGTACTCACGTTACTCTTTCTTTTTATGAATGTCCAAAAGACAACCGATACATTTTATGTTCTGACTCTGTAGTATTTTACGATGGAGAAATGCCAAATGACGAAGTTTACGGTTCAGTAGTTATCGTTCACTGTTTTCACAAAAACATGTTGTCTCCTTATGGAGTTGGACTATGGGAACTTATTCGTGGAAACCAAACTATCCAAAACTATATTGAATCTCTTAACACCGAACAAGTAGCAAGTGAAATTATTCCTCTTATTTTTGCTTCTGGAAATATTCAAGGTGATATGGAAATGAAACGTTCAACTACAAAAGTGAATGTTGTTCCTGCTGGAGTAAAAGTTGACCGTGTACTTACTACAGGTAACTCTACTCTTGGAATGAACTACATCGAAAGAAAGAAAGCTGAAGTAGATGAAATTACTGGGGTAAACAATATCGTGGCTGGTTCTGCTGGGGAAACCACTCTTGGTGCTACTGTAATTTTGAAAGAAGCTGCACTTAATCGTTTAATGAAACCTCGTAACTCTTTGAAACGTGCTTTGGAAATAGATGCTTGTATTCAATTCTCTTGGATTGAACAAGACCATGTAAACCCTCGTGAATTAATCTTTGTTTCTCCTGAAGAAGTTGAAGCTTTTAAATCTGCTAACCCAATGTTGTTTACTGAAGTGGAAGAACCAGAAACAGCTGAATCACCAGAAATGTTTGGTGCAGAAGATAAAACTATAGAAGCTCCAGGTAATTTAGCTGATGGAAATGTACCAAACTACAAAGTATTTTATTCTCCTAAAGTTCCAATGAATTTTGATTTTAACAAAGAAGATTTAGAAGAAAGCGGATATGAAAATCAAGTAATTAATGAAGTTGGTCAATACAGCACTCTTGTTCCTCGTTCAGTAGCCCTAGGGGAAATTCAAAACCTAGAGGCTCCTGAAAAAATTGGTTATGACAACGTTCAACTTATTATTGACCCTAATTCAATGCTTATCCCTTCTGCTGAAATTCAAAAACAAACAGCAATGCAGTTATTTCCTCTTATCCAAACTACAATTACTCAAATCTTCCAAATGGCTCAAATGGACCCAGAACTTGCCAAAGCTCAACTCAAAGCTTTTGAAAAATTCTTGGAAGTAGAAAGAGAAAACATTATGGATTGGATTCCAAAAGAATCTTACGACATGATAAAAATGGGACAATCAGCTCCACCACCAGGGATAGACCCAATGACTGGTCAACCTATGATGCCTGGAGGTCCTGGTGTCGGTCCACAACCTGGACAAATGCCAAATCCTGCAAACGCTTCTCCATTTGGACAAGCAATTAACGGCGGTGTAGCTGGTATGGATAAAAAAATAGGTAACCCTCAACCACCTAGAAAATAATCATGAATCAAAATCAATTAAATATATCTGAATTGGAAAAAGCTTACGAAGCACGAGCAAAAGAAATCTTTAATGACCTAAATATTGGTCCTATCGTTTTCTACCTTAATCGTTTGATTCCAAGCCTTTTCCCTTTGGTCAAAAGTGACGAGTTCTCAACTATTGTAAGCTGTGCAGAAATTGATGGGATGAAAATCCTAATCGAAAAAGTTAAAGAAAGTGTTGTAGGTGGAGCTAGTAAACAAAGACCAAAATAATGCAAGCAATAAAAGAAAAAGCAAATGAGCTAGGAAGTTATTTAGAACGAATGCACTATGGTGCAAATGAAGACAGATTTTACGAATTACTAGAAGAATTATTTGAACTAATAGATAAACAAAAATAAAAATATGGCAAATATAGAAGAATATCCAAACACAATTAAAAGTAAACAAGAAGGTTTTGATTTATACCTAAACTACTCTGAAGAAGCTGAAGCTAAGGGTAAAATGAAAATCGTTTTAAACAAAGTACAAGATGTTGAATTAGACATTGATGGACTTTTGGAAATGATTGCTACTTACGTAAAAAATAAGCCAATGGCTATTGCTCTTCACGATGCAGAAATGAATCAGATTTTGATGACTGAAGTTGAACGTGAATTTAATTTCACTGCGGATAGAGATTATAAAGCTGGAGAACAAGTAAAATTCAGGGTAACAAACGCTTACCCTGCAATCTTGGCTGTACTAGAACAAGAATATCAAATTTGCCGAATGAAAGGTGGAGCGTTTACAACCCTAGATAAAGATAGAGTAGATGCTGCAATTAACCGTTTGAAAGATAAAAATATTGAATTCCTAAAGAAAATGTACAACATGGGGGCTGACACTAAAGGACTTATACCAGACGATAAAAAAGAAGAAACAAAAGAAGAGGATAAGAACACATAATATCTTTCCTCTTAAATAAAATATGGCACCAAAAAAACAAACTGAAGAAGGGGTTGCAGTTACCTCGCCTACAAGTGCTCCTGCTAAAGGACCTATTGTGGTAAAACCTGTAGATAAAAAAACTTCTGCAAGACTTTATAAGGAAAACGTGATTTTAGATAAGGAAGGATTACCTTTGTTTTTGGACTGGAGAAAATTATATAAACAACTTTCTTTGTCTAACGAAGAAGCTGTAGCTTACCTTGGAGGAAGAGACCCAAATGAATATTTCCGTGGAGGTCTTTTACACTCTTCATTTGTACAAACTTTTGAAAATCTTTTACCAGAAGATGAAGAAGAAGTTGCTACTATGAGACGTGTAATTCCATACAAAGATGTTTTACTTTTCAAAAAGAAAAAAACCAATGTTTACATTTTGTTAATCCCAAAAAGATTAGCAAGATTTGAAATGGATGATGAAGGAGAATTCATTAGTGAGACTGTAAACTACGACATTTCGGCAATTGCTTTTACTGGTTCTGGAACTCCAGCCGCTTATGAAGAAGGTTACTTTATTCAACAATTGAAAAAGGTACTTGTTCACCTTACAAAGGTCGCAGAACAACGAAGAATTTTCGCTGACTAAATAAAAACTTGACAACAAAAACGATTCGTATATTATCGAGCATAGATTCGTAATCGTTCTTGTACGTTACACATGTATATGAATCCAAAAGATAAAATAGATGAAAAGAAAGAATTTGAAATGTCTTTCGATGACCTAGATACAGCTAAAGCTAAAGCGGAAGCAGAAGCTCGTGGCGAAATCGTACCAGACGATAAACCTAAAGTTGAAGAACCTAAAGTTGAAAAGAAGGAAGACGAGGAGGAAGAGGAAGAAATTCCTCAAGACAAATCCAAGGAAACTATAAAAGAGGACAAAGTGCCTGCCAAGGAAGAACCCAAAAAAGAAGCTAAAGAAAATCCATTCCCTAACAAGAATGAAGGAGAAAGTGACGAAGCGTACAATCTTCGAATGCAACTAAAAATTGCTAAAGAAGGTCGTGATAGTGCCAACACTCCAGAAGAGAAATCTGTTTTTGAAAACAAAATGGATGAACTTCGCCAAAATCTCAACGAAGTAAACAAAAGCGAAAAAGCTAAAATTGAAAAGAAGAGTGCTGAAGAAGAGGAAGATGACAACGACCCCGACCTTGAAGAAAACCTTAAAAAGAAAGGCTTTATCAAAAAGGAGGAAGTAGAAACTATCTTTAAACAAAGACTGAATGAATTAAGAAAAGATGAAATCGTTGATGGACATAAAATGGCTATCAAAGAATTCTATAAAAGTAGACCTGACATCCAAGGAAACAAGGAAGTTAGAAACTTTTTAGAACAAGAAGTAATCAATCTTATCAAGCCAGACTTGAATACAACACCAAAGCAATTATTTGATGCCTTGAAACTTGTCTCAAATGCTCATTTTCCTAAAGCTAACAAATCTGAAGCCGCTAACCGTGGTCAAGAAAAGGTTGACGTTATGAATATTGAAGGGACAGGAAAAGGAGGAGGTAAAAAAGCTAGTGTTGGAGATAAAGAAGGGGATATGCTTCGTTCTATGGGTTGGACGGACGACCAAATTTCTACATTCAGTTAATTAACAAAATTAACAAATAGAAAAATATGACTTTCACAATACGAACTCCAAAAAATACTATTTACAACGAAGACAGAACTAAAACAACTGCTCTTGTAACTACTACTGGTGCTTTGTTCAAAAACAATCTTTCTACAGGTGCTCTTGAGTTAGCCGTACAAACTGCTACTCAATCAGAAAAACTGTGGAGAGCTAACGAAACTATCGCCGCTGCTGATGCAAGAGTGACAGTTAACTGTGCTTTGCTTTCACCTGAAGATGAACTTGTAGTTGATTCAGTAAACAACTCTGACGTTGCTCACAACGGACAAAGAATGATTCTTGGAACAACTGGTGTAACTGTAAACAACACAGGTACAGACGTTACTGGTGCTACAGGTGTATTTACTCAAATCGGCGTTGTCGGAGCCGCAGCTGATAAAAAAATTCGTGTAAGATTGACAGTTTAATAACTAGATAAATTACAAAAATAAACATAAAAAAAATATATGTATACAGGAAATTACAGTACGATATTAGATGCAAGACTTAAACACCTTTACGGGGTTGTACCTGGAAAAGTTGTTGATGAATTCTCTCAATATACAAACAAAGTTGTTGAAAAACAATTGACTTACCTAACTGAATCAGTTGCAGGATTAGCCATGGGTCAAATCATCGGAGAAGGACAAGTTCCAGCTTCTGATGCTCCAATCCAAGGATTCCTAAAAGTGTTCACTCAAGGTATCTTCACTCACAGAATGAGACTTACTAGACGTGCATTCTACTACTTGTTTGAAGCTAAAGATGGTGCGAAAATTGATGCTAAACTTCGTAAACAAATTACAAGTTTGAAAGACTCAATCACTCACTTGAAAAACTACTACTCACAAGGACTATTGGCAAACGGTTTTGCTACTTCATATACCTTCACTCCTATCAACGGATTCTCTGGGTCTGTAAACGTAGATACTACTGGTGCTGACGGTGTAGCTTACTGGTCTGCTTCTCACCCTCGTATCGACGGTGGAACAGCTTGGTCAAACCTAATCTCTTCTGGAACTGTTAACCCATTGTTCTCTTTCACAGCTTTAATCGCTGCAAGAGCACAACAAACTAACAAGAAAGATGGACGTGGTATGCCACTTACAGGGTCTTCACTAGACACATTGGTTGTTCAAAAAGATTCACAAGCTTACTTCCTTGCGACATCTTTGAAAAAAACTCTTGAACTAGGAAAATTCCCTTCTGCTACTGGTACTACAAATGCTCTTGTTGCCCCTGTTAACTTCATGGATGGTTCTCCAACTGATACCTTCAAAATCATTGGTCTATCTCCATACGGAACACTAGGTGTATCAACAATCATGTGGTTCATGTTTGATTCTTCTTACGTAAACGATGACTTTGGATTCCAATTCATCGAATCTATGCCTGAAGAACTTAACCAAGTACAAGACAATCTAGGTGCTGGAGACATGGTATGGACAATCACTACATACTGTCAATTCGGTGCTAATGACCTTCTTTACTGGATGGCTTCAAACGGTTCAACTGCTTAGTCACGCTTCTGTTCATCACGAAAGTGGTGGGCAGTGTGGGTCACTAAACCCAACAATTACCCAACCCAAATAAAATTATAAACTTATGTTAATGAACATTGCTGGTGCTCAAATACCGTTACCATTTACAGCAACAGGAAACAACACCGTTCTTGTCGCTGGTGTAGCCGGTAAATCTATCTTCGTATATGAATGTATAGGTCAAAATAGTTTAGCTGCAACTGTAAGTCTTAAAAGTGGTACAACTATCCGAGCCACTGAATCTTTGCAAGCTAATCAAGGTATTACTTGGTCTGCTATTGCTAACCTTCCTGGTGAACCAAGATTCTTCACTAAACCAGGTGAAGATTTAAGAATGGATGTTTCTGCTGGAACTTTTACAGGAGATTTGCTTTACGCTTTTCGTGAATAAATAAAAATTACTAATATATGTCATACCTCTCAACATCCCCTGCTGGTGGGTCTGGTTCAGGAACAGTAACCCAAGTCAATACAGGTGCGGGTCTTACTGGTGGACCAATTACAGCTACAGGAACAATAGCATTATCTACACCTCTTTCTCCCCTTGCCACTTTAGCTGGTAACTCTTTGAAAGTATTGCGTGTAAATGCCGGGGAAACTGCTGTTGAGTATGCAACTATTGGTGGTGGGGACGTTGTTGGTCCGGCTTCAGCTGTTGATGGTCAAGCTGCCGTGTTTGATTCTACTACTGGAAAATTGATTAAAGTATTTGCCCCTACAGCTGGGTCTGTTTTGTTTGCGGGGGTAAATGGAATCTTACAGCAAGATAATGCAAACTTTTTTTATGATGATACAAACAATCGGTTAATTGTTGGAGCAAATGCTACAGATAACACAACAGTTTCTTCAAGTATTAATGTTGTAAAAACTGGGTTAGTTTTTTATACAGGTATTGGTTACGGAATTGCTGGAGCTTCTGGTGCTATTTATGCAGGTAATGCAGCAAACGGAACACCTGGGTCTCCTACAGCAGTGTTAACAGGTTCAACTCTTGTTTCTCTTTCTGGTAGAGGATATGACGGAACAGCTTGGACCAGTGGTAGTCAAGGTAGTATTGCTATCCAAACTGCTGAAACATGGGGGTCATCTGCAAGAGGAACAAACATAACTTTCAATACTACTCCAATCGGGTCAACAACAAATACAGGTGTCGGTGCATTTTCTAGTGAAGGAAACTTTGTTGTTGGAAGTTCAACCCCACAACTAGCAAGATTTGGTATAATTTCTACACGTTCAGCAGCTTTCCCAGCATCAGGTGGAATAAACTTTACAATGTATGATAATACATTTACTGATACTTCTTCATCTGGAGTTGTGGCTTCAATGAGAGCTACTGTTTTTGGGACACCAACTCTTGCTGCTTCAAGTTCAACAACATATACAGCTGCAACTACTCTTTATATTGCTGCTTCTCCAATAGCAGGTACCAACGTATCTATTACTCAAGGTTTTGCTCTTTGGGTTAACAGTGGTATTTCTCGTTTTGGAGGGTCAACTTGGTTTGGTGGAGCTCTTCAACCAGTAACTAATGATGGTGCTGCAATTGGGAACACTTCATTTGGATTCTCTGATTTGTTTTTAGCTTCTGGAGGTGTAATTAACTGGAATGCAGGTAACGCTACGCTTACTCATTCTGCTGGTTTACTTACTTCAAATGTGCCACTTTCTCTTGGAACATCTAATGCTCTTACAGCTGGAACAATAGAACTTGGGGCTGCAACAGATACAACAATAGCTCGTTCTTCTGCTGGAGTAATTTCAGTAGAAGGAGTAGTTATTCCATCAATCTCTTCTACTAACACTTTAACAAACAAAAGAATTACAAAAAGAACTGGGACAACTACTTCATCTGCAACTCCAACAATCAACACAGACAACGTAGACTTCTACTCAATCACTGCTCTTACTACAGATATTACCTCAATGACAACTAACCTTACTGGTACTCCAACAGAAGGTCAAACATTGTGGCTTACTATCACTGGTACAGCAGCTAGAGCAATTACTTGGGGTTCTTTATTTGAAGCTTCAACTATCGCACTTCCAACAACAACAGTAACCACAGCAAGGCTGGATGTTGGTTTTGTGTGGAATACTGTAACTTCAAAATGGAGATGTGTAGCTACTTGCTAATTATAAATTTAATTATATTATATAAACTATATGAACAAACAATACAAAAAAATAGACGGAAATAGTGCTGAAGTTACCTTTACAGAAGTCGTAACTAGAAAAGAACAAGTAAGCTTGCCAACTCTTATTTATGAAAGAGATTCAATGATTAGAACCATTGCAGCAAATGACCTTGAAAATTTTCAAAGAAATGAAAAAATTAAAATTCACTTAAAAGAAGTTGAAGAAGAAATCGCACTACTTACAAACCTTGGAATACGAGCTCAAGTTGTTAATCCTGAAATTATTGTAGAAGAAAAAGTAGAAGAAGTTGTAGTTGAAGAAGAAAAAGTAGAGGAACAAAAAATAGAAGAGGTTGTAGTTGAAGAAGAAAAAGCTATTGAGAGTGAACAACCTGTAGCTAATGACATTGTTGTAGAAGATATAAATGGGAAAGTTATACCTCCTAAAAAAGGAAAAGAAAAAAAAGTAAAATAATATTATGCAAAGATACCGACCAAAGTTTATATACAGAGAAAAAAATTGGACCTCTAATCTTTTTAGAGTATATGAACAAATTTTTGGTCGAAGATTTGGAATAAGACTTGAATCGAGTGCCTATGCCTCGATAGATAATTATGGGAATAAAACTCAATACGTAATTGCATATTCCACGGAAGCAAAAATTGCTTTCCTTGAACAATATTTCCGCCAATACATTTCCTTTATAGCAAGAAAATTTAAACAATATAGATTACCAGAATTTAATTTATTTGATACTTTTAGACTTGATTATGCACTAGCTGGGATTTCGTATATTCCTAAAACTGATACTAAACCAAGTGGTTATATGTTTGCTATAGCCTTAGATACTTCTGCCTCTGCAGTTTCTAGTACAGTAAGTACCGTAAGCACAGCTTCGTATACAGTTACAGGTTCAGATGTAATGATGTTAGCTGGAGTTCCTAATCAATCAAACGCTGGGTCTACTAATTGGGCTACTAATACATCTGGTGTTACATGTAATGGTGGGGGGCAATCTTTATCTAAGATAGCTGTAGCAAACGGAGATGCTACTTCTCCTGGATATGGTCAAAATGTTAGCATGTGGTCAAGAGAAGCACCTTCATCTGGTGTAGTAACAGCAACTAGAAATACTCCATATTCTGACGGTTTTATGATTTGTGTAGAAACTTTATCAGGAGTAGACCAAACTATAACGGGTTCATCTATTGCAAATACTGTTCAAAGTAATGGTTCAACTGCTGCAGGTACAATTACTTCTTCTACAGTAACTTGCCCAACAAACGGATGGGTTGCAATGTCTACGTATATTGCAACAGGAACAACGGCTACTGCAGGTACAGGAACAACTAGACGACAAACAGCTTCTGCCTTTGGTTATTTATGGGATAGTAATGGAACAGTATCTGGCTCACAAAGTTTACAATGGACTACAAGTGATACAAATGATTCCTTTGGACAAGTAATTGTAGCAGTGGGACCAGCTGGTGCAGCTCCAACAGCTAACACAGGGTTCTTTGCTCTAATGTAAAATATATGCAAGACGAACAATTTCCAGTAGAAGTAATATGGACCACATTAGGAATAATCGGTGGTGTAGCCAAGGTTTTTGGTAAATGGCTAAATGAGACTCCAAAAAATTGGCGTGAAGCCGCTTTTATTCTTTGCCTTAATATGTTTATTTCTGGATTTTCAGGCTACATGGGAGCTTTAATTTCTGCTAATTTATTTGACCACCCTCAATACCAATTAATTACTGCTGGTGTCTTTGGGTATTTGGGAGTGTTTGCTTTAGATACAATTTCAAAAAAATATCTAAATAACTTTACTAATAAAATTCAATAAATATGATATTCAAACAAACACCTAACATTTCTGGATATACTACAAAAAAAGTAGGATATATCTTACATGGTACACTTGGTTCTTATGCTGGAGCAATAAATTGGTTATGTACAAAACCTCAAGATAGACCAACTATTTCTTATTCATCAGCTCATTATGTTATTTCTAAAAAAGGAGAAGTAACTCAATTAGCAACTCATGACCAAGTTACTTGGCACGCTGGAATTATACATTCCCCTACCTGGAGGGCTCGGAAATATCTACCCACCAAGTCGGGTGTACCCTTTGTCTTACCATTTAAAAATCCTAACGATAGTTTTGTTGGAATAGAATTTGAATGGTTCCAAGGGGATAAGCTCACGGAAGCTCAACTTGGTGCAGTGGTTAATATTATAAAAACAGGTGGTATTGACAATCCAATTGTACTGTCGCACTCTGAACTTACATCTTACAAAGCTGATTTTGGAAGAGATGAAATAGGAATGTACCCAGTACAAGAAGTTTTAAGAAGAATTAAATAAATATATGATAAATAAAATAATTGAACAAAAAAAATTAATAATGATACTCTTTCTTTGTGGATTCACTTTATACGTTGTACTTAACAGTAATGATGAGAGATTTAACAGTGTTTTTTCACTTTTTTCTAACATTATACAAACAGTAGATGCACCACAAGAAGAACTACTTTTTATGCCAGCAGGAAGTACATCAGCAACTATATAATTGACTTTAGAAATTAAAAGTATATTATAAACTTTAGATATGAAACCAACAGTAACTGTAAAAAATTTAGGTGGCACAACAGGAAATCTATTGATGATTCCAAATGATATTCAACCAATCGTTAGTACCTTTTTCTCTCGTGACACCGTAAACATTGCTTTAAACTATGTAGAAAACTCTGCGTATTTTACAACTACCCAAAGGGCTTTACTTGGGGCTGTTGGTGCTTCTAACGCTGAATTTCTTACTATCTCTACAGTGACTTCACCTACAAACGCAGTCCCTTCTTCGTTGACATTTTCTAGTATTCCAGTAAACCGTCACTCAAGAGGTGAACCAGTTACAATGGTTGGTTTTGACCAAATAGAAATTTCTTATGCTACTTCTTTAGGTGGTTCTTATTCTGTTCTTGCTACAATTGGAATGCAAATTAATGCACTTACAAGTTTGTACATGCACGCAGCTGGAGTTTCTAGTGGTTATTATAAAGTTAGATTAAAAAATTCAGCTACTGGGTTATTTTCTCAATACTCTGATGAAATTTCTTATGGTGCAACAGTATCTGGAACTGTCGGTTACATGCTTGCTTCTCTTAAAAATACTTTAGGAATCAATGATGCAGATACACAAATCACAGATGCTTTTCTTTTAGAATCATTAAATGAAGCACGAAGAATTTTAGACCGTGAATACATGACAGGTCTTATGAAAGAATGGAGACAGGTTTTTGAATATCCAATCAAAATGCTTGCTGGTTGTAACTATGTTACCCTACCGACTGATATTGATTATTCTCAAACAAACCGTGCAGTATTAGCAGCTCGTTATTCTGCAAACTCTGCTGGTTCTTCTATGCCACTTAAATATGTAGACAAGAAAGATTGGAACTGGTCTACACTTCAAAGAAGATATACTACAGCCTCAACAAATATATCTATAAGTGCAACTTCTATCGTATTAACAAATACTGGGGATTTTCCTGAAGCTGGTTCTGTTCAATTTCAAGCTGAAGATTTTGAACAAAATATTTTAACTGTTTCTTACACAGCCAATAACAAAAATACTAATACTCTTACTGGTGTAACTGGTGTAACAAGAACTATCGCTTCTGGTTCACAAGCTTGGGCTTATCAAACTCAAGGTTATCCAACCCTTTATACTGTAATCAACGGAAGGTTGTATTTTGATTCTGTAGTACCACAAGCACTTAATGGGATTAACTGTTTTATTGATTACTACAAAGCTCTTGTAGACATGACTGGGTGGAATGACACTTTCTTAGAACATTATTCTGACATCTACAAAAACTATATTCGTTTTGCAATTAAAAGACGAAGAGACAATACAATCGGAGAAGAAGATGTGGATTACAAACGTTGGATTACAGCGTGTAAGGCTACTTCTAATACTGACTACATTGGTCAGTCTATAAGAATTAAATAATACCTATGGCAAAAAAAGTACCTGATGTAAAACTAGAACCAGCTACAAAAGGAATGCAAAGTAATTATTCACATTACTCGGCTTCTCCTAATTCCTGGTCGTTTCTTGAAAACTTTGATACTGACCGTCAAGGTGTTTTAAAAACGAGACCAAATATTTATCTTCGTGGTACATCTACTACTGACTTTCAAGGAGCTGGAGCAATGCAATCAATTGATAGTAGTGGTTTACCTTACGAAAGATTTTTAGTTAAATCTGGAACAGCTTGTTATAACATTCAAGCTAACGATGCTGCTTATGCGGCTTTTTCTGCTAACTCGATAACCTTTGCCAATGCAGGAGATATTGCTAGATTTGATACTATTCAAGGTCTTGCAGTTTTTGCTTGTAATGGAAATAATGTTAGATATAGTTCAGATGGTTCAACAGCTGCAAACTTTGCAACTACTGGTTTAGGAATGCCAACAACAACAGATATTATCTCTTGTGGATTCTCTGGTAGAATTTGGGGAGCTACAGGTAACACTGCTCCAGGGGCTTCTTTCATTCAAGATAGAGTTTATTACAGTGATGTAATTCCAGCGAGTGGTGTACAAAATACCACTGGTAGTGGACAATACATTCGAGTAAACACTAAAGGTAAATTCATTACTGGTTTGGTGGAAGCTAACAACGTATTGTATGTTTTCACGGCTGACTCTGTATTTAGAATTTACAACACTCAATCAGTAGACAACACTCCTTTCATAAACATTGGTGCAGTAAGACAAGAAGCAATTGTAAAAACATTTGATTCTATTTACTTCTTCCACTTCACTGGAGTGTATAAATTAGATGGAAATGGTGCAACAAAAATCTCTCAAGACATTGATGACTTTATTGGTAGAATGGCTATTTTGACTGAAGCTTTTGGAGCTAACCCACCAACAACTTATTTAGGTTCATACCTAAAAAGAGTTTTCGGTTGGTTCGATGAACAATCTGTGTATTTCTCTGTAGACTGGGACCCTGGATTTGCAGGAGCCGCTACAGATAAAGACCGAACTTATATCGTAAGATTTAACTATCTTTTCAAAACTTGGTCTGTGTATTCTCTAAAAGATTTCAGACTTTCTTGGGCTGTGTCTAACTTCTTCCCTTCCGATTACGGAGGTTTAACTATTGCTGCAAGTATGGCACCAATTACTTTAATCCTTGGAAGAAACATAACCGAAGATGTTTATGTTGGTGGATATTACGATATTCCTCCTTACTACGATGGAGAAAAAAATGCTCTTGGTACAGGTGAATTCTTTTTGGGTGAACCTTTGGGTGACTGGTCATTTTTTGGTGATGCTACTTATACGCCTTCGACTACAAGTAATATTATTAGACCAATTTATTCAAATGGGGAAACTCAATGGTTAGATTTTGGTTTAGAGAATCACGTTAAAGAAATTAACGGTATTTCAATTGCTTCTGAAAATGGGCAAGGATTCCAATTGATGTATCAAATAGACAATGAACAAGAACAAAAATCAGACAGACGAAATCCTGTGTGGTATGAGATTGGAACTTTGGGGAAAGATTATGTGAGTTTGTTTTTGGACTTTAAATCTAAACCTTTCTATAGAATTAAATTTAAAATATCAGGACAAACTCTTGGTAGACCAGTAGAAATAGGTAACATGGTATTCCTTTCTGTAACAGATGAGGGGTACGGAAAAAACTAATATGAATATATTTAGCGACCAACCATCAGCAATAACACCGATGATTAACAATCCTGTTCCATCTGTTGAAAAGCAAGAAAATAAAAATAGAAATTCTGTAAATTATTATCAGTCTAATTTTCCACAATTACCAATAATTGCTTACGGAGTAGTGAATACAGAAGGCGGTACAACTGCCGTTTTTGATGAATTCGCAACTACTCCACTTACCCAAGTAAAACACCAACCAGATTATACTTCTGTTGGTGCATGGGCAGTGTCCAGAGCTGGGGTAGGTTCTTACTTATTAACTCATAACCTTGGACACGTAAAATACATACCAAACATCTCGACTATTTTAGCTGTTACACCTGTAGCGGTTGCAGAATATTCTTTTTGCCAAGTTGGTGATGCTGCAATGGCATTGTATTTTACTGATACAGCAACTGGTTCTTTAGCTGACCCAGATGGTTTTAGCTTTATCATACAAGCTGTTCCTGAATAATACTAGACAAAATATAAATAAGATATATTATAACAAACATATATGGCAATGTACAAATTAGGACATCGTGGAAATGAAATAAAAGAACTTCAAAAGAAACTACGTCAAGCTGGTTTTTATAACTACAAACACGATACAGGATATTACGGTCCACAAACTGAAAAAGCTGTTAGAGAATACCAAAGAACTCGAGGTATAAAAATAGATGGAATTGCTGGTCCAAGAACTAAAAATATGCTTGACAATGAAGACTATGCACAATCTTTAATCACTTCTCCAAGAGTAAAAGGAACACCTTACGAAAATATTTTAAAACAAATGTATGGTACTGGTAACCACGCAATTAACCTTGGAAAAGGAATGACTGTTAGTCCAGAAGATATAAAACAATACTACCAAAATCTTGATGACGAGATAGCTCCATACTACCCACCACAACCTACAAATAATCAACCAATGTAAAATTTATGTTACCTCCAAATGTACAATTAGCTCCAGGTTCAACCGATACTGCAAACGTTAAAAAGTTGCAGGATTATTTGGTTTCTCAAGGTTTAATGACTGAAGCTCAAAAAAGTACAGGGTATGGAAACTACGGACCAGCAACTACAGCGGCTGTTCAAGCTTTGCAACAAAGACTAGGAATCAATGCAACTTCTACTGGTATGGGTGTATATGGTCCACAAACTTCTCAAATGGCTGTTATTTGGGCACAAGGTCCAGTAAATGTAAATCCACCAGCAGGTTCTACTCCTACAAACGTACAACCAACTACTCCTCCACCAACACAACAAACTCAACAACAAACTCAAGTTTCTTACAATCCATCTCAAAGCTGGAATCTTTCTGGTTGGAATTCTTCTGGAAACCAATTCACTACTAAACCAGTTCTTACAATAAACGGTGTACAAAAAACTTTTAATACACCTCAAGAATATATTTCTGCACTGCAACAAATAAAAGCAAACGGAGGAGACACAAACGGAAACATTGATAGATTCATCAGTGAATTTAATGCTGTAGTTCCAAACTTTACTACTCCAACTCCTGCACCAACTCCTGCACCACAACAACAAACACCTGCTCCAACTCCTACACCAACACAACAAACTCCTGTGACTGTTACGTCTGTGCCTTTTACAAATACTCCTTCAAATAGTTCTGCACCAAATCCATCACAAACAGCTGCTGCACCTAACCAACCTTTCTTAACTATTCCTAATAATTATGGAGAAGCTGCTGGATTAAGATTGTACCCAGATGGTTCTATCTATACTCAAGCTGGTGTTTTAAGAAGTGGAGCTAATCCTTCTTGGGCATCTACTTATACTCAAAAACAAAGTGACAACTCTTGGGGAGGTACTTCACAAACAGTTTCTAATTCTCCTACAAATATGGGGACTATCAATGTAAATGGAAATCAAGTTGTTTCTACTACGCCAGCCAATGCTTCTGTACCTACAAATACTCCAACAACAACTCCAACAACTCCTGTTACTACACCAACAACTACTCCTCCAACAACTCCAACTCCAACACCTACACCGACAACTCCAGCACCTGAACCAAAAGTAATTCCTGAAGGTGCATATAATCTTGGCAATGGTGACTATCTTACAAAAGAAGAATTTGAAGCGTTGGATAAAAAATACTATGATGAACAAACACCTTTCTACGAAGCTCAAAGAAAATTTGATGTAAGTAATTATGATACTAATGAACAAAGTTTGTTAAGCAATTATGATTTAACTAAAAGAGATTATGAAGCCAGAGCCATGGAGGATTTTGATGCGTTGAATGATAATGAAGGTCAAAAAGGAACATGGGCTTCTTCTGAAAGAATCAAAAGAAGAACTAATTTGCAAGATAAATATAATCGTTCTTACGAGAGTCTTTATAATACAAATTATGATAACTTGTATAAAAACAGGTTAGAAAGAGCTTACAATTATGGAGATTCAGACGTAGGAGCAAACACTCCTCTTCAAAAATATACAAATACTTTTGGAGATACCAATATCACTACTTCTACAAATGGTAGTGGGGCAACGTATAATCCGTTTGGATTCCAAGGCAAAAAGAATGTTGAACGAAAGAACAATTCTCGTTTAGCCGCAATTGACCAGCTAAATACTTTCACTTATAAAAACCAATTCACACAATAATATGCAAGCACCAAATGTACAACTATATCCAGGGTCAACCGACACAGCCAATGTAAAAAAACTACAGGACTATTTGGTTTCTCAAGGACTGATGTCTCAAGAAGAAGTAGATACTGGCTACGGTATTTATGGACCTAAAACTACTGCTGCGGTTTCTAAACTTCAACAACAATTAGGTGTAGATACTTCTGCTGGAGGTGTAGGTAATTTCGGACCTGCAACTTCTGCGGCTACAATTAAAAAGACAACTCAAACCGCACCAATACAAAGTACTTCTGTTCAAGATACAATCAACAAAGATTTAAAATCTGGTTATGTAAAAGAAATTGGAGTAAATGCAAAACCTCAACCAACTCCGATTGTTCAAACACCCATTCAAAAATCTACACCAACTGTTGAAGAGTTAATTAAGACTTACCAGTTTGGGGGAAATCAAGGAAGTTACAATGCTGGGGAAGACATGACTACAGACGTATTCAGTGCTCGTTCTACAGACCCAAATGTTTTAACTGTAAATCAAACTAAAATTAAACCAGTTGATATTTCAGCTACAACTAATTATCCTGTAAGAAACAATGAAGCTGACCCTGTACAAAGTAACACTAAACCAACTCCTGCTTACGGAGCAAATAAAATGGATGAAGCAAGTATGGCTGATGCTATAAACTATGCTCAAGGAACACCTACAAATTACATGGTTCCAGATTCTCGTGGTATTCTTTCTCAACTAATTGCCGATAGAGCAATGGGTCGTGGACTATATGCTATAGAACCTGGTATGCAATACTCACCAGAACAAATCAATGCACGTAGAAATGCAGCTGATTTCTTCTACACAAACCAAATTGGTGAAATGATTCAACAAGAAAAAGCTGAAAAACAATCTAACATGCTTGGTGAACTTGATAGTAGACAATCTGCGGTGGTGCAACAAATAAACTCAAGTCTTGATGCTTCTCCAATCACAAAACAATATATTGAACTTCAATCACAATATAACAACATGGTTAACTCTGTTGGAAAAGGAAATGGAGCTGGAGACATTGCAACTATCTATACATTCATGAAATCTCTCGACCCTGATTCAGTAGTTCGTGAGACTGAATATGAAACTGGTGCACAAAAATCAGGAAACATCTTCTCGGGTTACATGGCAAAGTTCAATGGTTTGATTAACCCAAATGGTGGATTCGTTTCCCAAACAGCTAAAGACAATATCTTAAGCACCATTAAAGATAGGTTCGCCGTGAAAGGTCAACAATACAAAAACTTCAGAGACCAAAAAGTACAACAACTAGAAAAAAGAGGAATCCCAAATGCAAATGACTTCGTTACTGAATATGATTTCACATTTGAATCTAGTGCTCCAGAAGGTCAAGGTTCTACTTCTCAAGGTTCAACTAGTTCTACAGGGATAAGCCCTCTGTGGGACTCATTCTAAAATAAATATATGAATTACGACTTTATAAATAATCCAGACCCAAAGATAATTGCTTTCCAAAAAGCATTAGGACAAAAAGAGTCTAATAATACTCCAGTACCACTTGATACTAAAATTACAATGACCGAAGGAAGTGTTGGGCGTTTTCAATATTTACCAGAAACATTTAACAGATATGCTAAGAAATACTTTGGTGGTGTAAACCCAACTACTGGGAAACCACTTGATGTAAGAAATGATACAGACCAAAAGTTTGTTAACTATGCTTATATTCAAGATAAAATGAAACAAAAGAATCCAGAAACTGGTGAGTATTATTCTCCTTACGATATTGCAGCTTCTTGGAATGCTGGTGAAGGTAGAATCAATGACTGGCAAAACATGAAAGGTAAAAACAAATATGGAAACAGTTACGATGTTCCAGCTTATGCTGATGAAGTAGTTCACATGTATCGTGAGAACATGAAAACTTTAAATGATAACACCTATCAACCAAGACAATTTGACCCAAGACGTGATACTACTGAAGCAAAATTTGCAGATGACAATGCTGAACAATATTTGAAAGAACAAGAATTAACTAGAGAACAAAAACTTCAAGCCTACAAAGATGGACCAAACATTCTGCCTGATTTCTTAGACCCACTTACTGATGGCATGGGTGATTTCTCTGAAGGTGTAAATAAATTTTCTCAAAACATGGTTGGTGAAGCCGCTACAACCCTTAATGATGTTTTCCAATTTTCAGATAATCCACTCTTAATAAGAGGTTCAAAAGCAAATGAACAATATGTAAACAAAGCAACTGAAGCAGATAACGCAACTCAAACAGCTGGAAAACTTTCTGCTGAAGCTATTAAGTTTGGAGCTGAAATGTATGCTGGAGGTAAACTTGCTAAAACGGCTTTCGGAGCGTTGGCAGGCGGTGCTGGTGGTAAAACTCTACAAAAAGCAATTCTTACAAAAGGAATTGGTGGTACAGCAAGTAGATTAGGATTAGATGTTGCGGCAAATGAATTACCGTTCTTGGTAGACCAAATGCTAACTAACCCAGAAAGTTTTGGATTAAATTCTGACACCTTGCTTCCAGCTGCGTTTGCTATTGGTGTTGGAGCTCTTACTGGTGTTGGTAAAACAGCACGATATGGAAGAATCTTTGACAGAATTGCAGACTTGAAAAAGGCAGGTAAGTTTGAAGAAGCTGAAAAACTTATTGCTTCTAATGAATACACTAAAGAACTAATTAAAAATGGAATTCGTAGTGAAAAAGATTTTGCAGAAAAAGCTGCAAAAGAAATTCCAGTAGTTAGAGAGTCTCTAAATGAAATTCTTCCTACCACTTCATCTCTTAAGATTTCTAAAATGTCAGATGACAGTATCATCCAAGCGGTTTCAAACTTCTCTAAAAAGCTTGATAGTAATGGTAATTTCACAACTGTAGATGACGTAAATAATTTACGAAAAGCTGGTTCTGAATTGATGGAAGATGCTGACTCATTGAGTAAAAACATTTCTGAATCTCTTAAACTTGCTAACAAAAACATTGACTTAACTAACTTCAAAAGCTTGATGGTTAGAGATATAAATGCACAAATAAAAAATCGTGAATTAACTCCAGATGAAGGAAATAAAATTATCTCTTTCATTCAAAGAAATGTACTTACTAAGCCATCTAAAAATGGAGCCTTTGATGATTTGCACAAATTAAGAAAAAGATTGAACCTAGATTTCACAGATGGTGATTTTGATGCAGCTCGATATGTAGCTGATAGTATTAGAAAAGTAGTTAGTAAAATGCCAGATGCAGGAGGTCTTAAGTCTTACAAAATGGCTAACAAAGTATATGGTGATTTACAAGATGCACAATACATTCTAGCTAAACTAAATAAAAAAGGAGCGGGGATAAACAAATCTGCGATTGCTTCCCTTTCAGGTATTCTTGCTTCTGGTGGTGGATTTGCTCCTGTACAATATTTCCTTGGTCACAAAATGGGTAACTTCATGGCTGATAAAATCAAAAGAGCTTTCACTACAAGATTAGTTAAAAGTCCTCTTACAAGAATTGGTACTAACCCATTAGTTGATGCACGAAGAGAAGTTAGAGAAGCTATCGGAGAAACAGGAAGAACTATTACAAAAGTAAAAGGAGAATTGAACGCAAAGATTGCTAAGAAAGTTGAAGATACACTAAGGTCAGTTACAACTTCTCAAGATGTAAACAAAGCAGCTAATTTAATTCGAAGTATTGCAGAACATCCAAAAGCTGCACAATACAAAAAAGAACTTAAAAAGTTGGCTGATTCAATCAAAACAAAAGAAGATTACGACAGACTAATTCTAAGAAGAGATGCTAATCTTCCAAAAAGATTTAAGATGACAAGTACATCAAGAAGTCTTCCAATGATGTTGTCTGCAATTTTCGGTGTAAGCATGTTAGCTGGTGGTGACAATGCAGAAGCTATGACTGAAGAAGCAAAAGCAGAACCAGGATTTGTTGAGAAATATTTATCGTCTTCCCCAGTAACCATTACTAAAAAAGAAGAACCTGTAATTCCTCAAATTGGTACTGAACCATTCACGGCTCAAGAACTAATTGATACGGTACAAACAGCTAACAACACTTTAAATGTAGACAAGATGAAAGCTGATAACCCAGAAATGATAGGTACATCTCCAACACAAGTTACAGAAAAAGTTGTAGAAAAAATGCCAGAGAAATTAAACAGTGTAGTTGATATTCCTAACACTGAAATTGTTGATGGAAAAATAATGTACAAAGCTAGACCAAAACTAAAAACAAGTGGCGAAGACTTAGATGAATTGGCTGCGATTATGTATGGTGAAATGGGAAGTCGTTCAGATGCAAAAATGGAACTTGAAGCTTTGGTGGTTGCAAACATTGCCATGAACAGAGCTGAACAAAATGGTACAACTCTTACTGAAGAACTTAGAAAGAGAAAACAATTCCACGCTTTAGATACAAAGCTATACAAAGATTGGAAAGATGGTTCGGTTGCTCAAGGAAAAGGAAATATCAACAAAAATAGAGTTGAAACAATCAATAGAATTATTGAAGATATTAAACAAGGAAAGTTGAAAAACGACTTTGGAGACAGTAAATTCTACAGTCACCTTTACCGAGATGACACTGGGAAACCTAATAGATTCGAAGAAATCCCAATCAAGGTTTACAGAGATGATAACATCCAAGCTATCGAAGACTGGAAAACTCTTACACCAAAAGCCTGGGGAACTCTAAGTAAAAAAGAACAACAAGCCTTGATACGACGTAGAACTAAGTTGTTGGAAGATTACAAAAAAGCAAAAGTAGGTACTAAATTTAAGATAAATGGAAATACAATCTATAAAAAATAGGTTGTTAATCTATGAAAATTAAAAGGGTTTTACTCTGTGTTCTCATCTTCGGACTTATCCCCATATCGGTTTTTGCATTTTTCTAAGGGAATGTTATACTCAAAAAGGTGGAGATTTTACTCTCGTTTCCACCAATTGATGACTACATTTTATACCTTAAGCGACATTACTTTCGCATTAACACACGTCTACTCTCCGTGTGTTTTTGTTTTTATCGCTTGACACCACTTGCATTTATGCTATAGTTATAGTGTTCATGAACGAGAGTAGAAACTTTATGTTTCGGTTAATCCCCTTAGAGAGTACTAGACGGGGGTTTTCTTTTTGGTATACTTATCATATGCAAAAAATCTACATAACTAAAAAATATATTCTAGCTAACTCTGCTTTAGAAGCAATCCAACTGGAGAAAAATCTACCAGTGGACGATTGCTGGGCAGAAGAGAATACTCATAAAGACTTTTTACAAGATAAACAGAAGAATGGTAACCCTGTAGGCTTCCAAAGTTCTCCACCATCAAGGGAGTTGACAAGTTGGTAAAATAGATTATCATTATACATATGAAGCTATATACAAAAAATAACTGCCAACCGTGCAACAATGTAAAGGAATACTTAGCAAGTCGTCCTGATTTGAACGTGGAGATTATAAATTGTACCGAGCAACCCGAAAGAATCTTTGAATTCTCGGACTATTCCAAAACATTCCCAACGCTAGTAACTGATTGGGGCTTCGTAACCAATTCGGAGAAGATACTAGAACATCTATCAAGTACGCAGGGCAATCAACAAGAAAAACAACATCAAACGGTCGCCTATCAACCAGGTATACCATCGAACATTGACAATAAAATAGCGAGAATTCCAGAGCCTGATTGTGAAGCTTGCCAATAATCAATCTAGGTATATTATTCATATTGCGGCGTTTTCGGTGGGTTTCGACGAGAAGACCTCACACGTCTTAAACTATAAAACTCACCACCATCCAAACCAGGAGAAAAGCAATGAGACTCCGTTGCAATAATCCCGAATGCAGGTGCGTAGTTGAGACCAACGAAGGCTTCATCCGTGTCGACAATCGGATATTCTGTTCTGTGTCATGCAGTAACAACTATCTCCGACAAGAACAACGGTTCAATGAAACAACTCAATTGTTTCGGCAAAGCCCTCCACTCAACTATCCTCCTCCCAAGCGGTGGTAAATAACTCTGGAAAGCAAACTTCAAAAACTTGCTTTCTTTTTTTGGTGGATAACTTTACTTGACAAAAGTTTATCCACAGGTGATACTTATAGATGTCGAAAGACAGAAAGAGAGGTGTTCAATGGACCAGCAATTAGAGTTCGAACTTGATGTGCCGATGGAGAGCCAGCCCCAAACCGCTGACCCTCCCGAAGAGCACATCCGACGACCTCTTATTCCTCCAAAGAAACTCCCCGAATTCTATTTCCACGATGACGAATGTCATTGTGAGAACTGCCGAGTTACTTGGTAGTTCACGACAACTACCACGACAAGAGATTGGCGTGGTAGAACTTTCTCAAAAGTTTTCCACATCTATCACTTGCATTAACTAAAAAATAATGCTAGGATAAAAATATGGGCAGTAAGTGTTACGGTAGCACAAGGCACTCCAAACGCTTTAGAGTAGGTTCGACTCCTACACTCTCCGCACATACATGAAAATAAAAACAAAAGGTGGGTCAATGCAAAAAGGTAAAGACGGGTTTAGCCACTATGATAAGAATAAATCTTATTATGTAGAAAGGGCTAGTAAAAACAAAAAACTACTAATGGAAAAATTCCAAGACTATAAAAAGACAAAATATTGCATGGATTGCGGAATAAGTGGTAAAAAATATCCTATAATTCTTGATTTTGACCATTTAAGGGACAAGGTAGCAGGTGTTTCTCAACTAGTTTCAAAAGGACACAACTGGGGAAATATTCTAAAAGAAATGGAGAAGTGTGAAATCGTCTGCTCAAATTGTCATAGGATAAGAACACATAAAAGGAGATTTCTTCCAAAGGACAGGAAAAAAGACTTCTAATCTTGAAATGTAGGTTCGATTCCTACAGTCTCCACAAGTGACGAAAGCCTAATCGTCATTAAATAATATAGGCTCCCTGCGGTGTTCATATAATGGCAAATATGAGACACTTCCAATGTTTACATCCGAGTTCGAGTCTCGGACACCGCACATGGTCAGTCGTCTAAGACAGGACACCTTCCTTATGGGAAGGAGACTACGAGTGTAATTCTCGTACTGGCATCCACGGTGATTAGTTTATTGGCAGAACGCTATGTTTACACCATAGATGTACTAGGTTCGATTCCTAGATTACCGACCAACGAGATGAGTTGGTGAAGAGGATTAACACATCTTCCTGCAAAGTTGACATTTTCGTGAGTTCGAATCTCACACTCATCTCAAACTCGAGGAGACAACCTCGTTAAAAAACTTACCACAGGGTGAAGGATTAAAGTGGTCTACTCGACTTGGACTCGAGAGGAGTTGGAGCATTACCAGCTACCCTGACTAGTGCGATTGGATGGCAGAGAAGGATTATTGCACATCTTTGCTAAAGATGCAGATGTAAAAGTCTCACAGGTTCGAATCCTGTTCCAGTCGCCAAAATGTTAGTAGTACAGTGATTAGTACATCCCCCGAAAGGGGAAGACCTGGGTTTGATTCCCAGCTAACGCATGGTTCTATCATCTAACGGCAAGGATATATCCCTTTCACGGATAGTATGTGGGTTCGATTCCCACTAGAATCACAAAGTTCCTTGGTTATTGAAAAATAACTAAACCATAAAAAACCAGGTACCTGGGCAAGGAAAGATGGGCTGACATGTACCAAGGCTGGCGAAGCTTGCTTGCACCAAGTTTGGGAGGGTTCGATTCCCTCACGTTCCACATGTGTTTGCAAACAGTTTGTAAGTTAAGATGCTGAAACTTACACGGATGGTGATTGTAGTGTAACGGAGCAGAAATGCGTAGCACTCTTCTTTGTGAAAGAAGCAGTTGGAGTTCGATTCTCCATTATCACACACATCTCGGGACGGATTGAAAAGATACCCGAAGTAAAAATAAAAAATCTAATCGTTGGAGGTATGGTGTAGTGGCAACACAAGTACCTGTCTAGTACGCAACACGAGTTCGATTCTCGTTATCTCCGCTAATCAGGTTCTGCACTCGGGAGGTGCAGGTAATTAGGGCATACACTCCCTTTCCAAAATGCCTTATTAGTTCAATGGAAGAACTCCTCCCTTGTAACGAGGTGACACAGGTTCGATTCCTGTATCTGGCTCACAATTAAATAGTAGCGACTGGGAATATTACCAGTAGGAAATGGAGCCGAAAGGTGACGCCACACATACTCTGTTAGTTCAAAGGAAGAACGATTCTCTTCGAAAGAATTGATGTAGGTTCGAGTCCTTCTATGAGCACCCGATAATGGCGAAATTGGCAAACGCAAAAGCTTTAAACACTTTAAATCTGTAGGTTCGACTCCTACTTGTCGGACAAATAAAAATAAGATATACTAAAAAAATCCCATGGCAAGGATTTTTTTAAACAGGGTCTATCATTAAACCACCTCTAAGGAAGTTGATAACCTTCTGTACTTGTTTCTATGCCGTTCAATGTGCTAATAGATTACAAAAAACACCCATCACTGGGTGCTTTTTATTTTGATTATAAGTTCAACTTTGAGAGAATATCACTCACCGCAGTTTCAACTGCTTGAGCTTTATCTAATTCTAGTTGTTCCTCCAATCTTTTCAATTCATCGTCAAGAAGTTCTTGTCTACCTTTTATTTTTTCTTCAACAGCCTCAAGAATTTTGTTCCTGATTGAAGTCTTACTGTTAAACATATTATGAATTTAAAGTTATTCCTTTATTCAACCACATAGCACTTTCTTCTAACTTTGTAAGAGCTAGTGAACGTCCACGAGATTCAGGGATTTGTTCCTCTATCTTGTTTTTCATCCATTCATAATGAGTTCTGAAATCATTCATCAACTGAAGCTGTTCTTCTGTTGGTTTAACGTATTGGAATGTTACCATATTGTTAAATTACTTAGTTTTCTTAGCTATTACTTTTTTTGCAACTTTTTTTGCTGCAACTTTCTTTGCTACTACTTTTTTTACTATTTTTTTTGCCATGTATTTTTTATTTTATTATTTTATTTCTGTTTCAGTTCCTTTTTGCACCTCCATTTCCTTTTCAATGTCGATAACCGCTTGTTTAAGACAAGATAGAAAATCTCTAACTTCTCTTGTACCAAGGGTCAAACCAAATTCCAATTTAGTTCCATTTTTATCGTACTCAAATCTTTTGGTGACCTTTCGTTGCAACTCCATATTATTTTAATTTTTTTAAATCTGCTAAATCATCAATAATCATTTTTGTATACATAATTTGGTTATCTATGGCTACAAATTTGTCTCGGTACTCTTCTTTTTTAGGAAAGGTTTTACGAATTTCTTTTAGTTCTTTTAGTTCGTCTTTCCATTCTTGTAGAAGTTCTTTAACTCTTTCTTTCATATTATTGATTCAGATTCATTAAAAATCCAGCTTGGTCATTGAGCATGTAGTTAGGAAGATTTCCTGACCACTTCTCAATCCATTTCAATTGCACATACTCCTTACCACCAGAGGATTGAATGGCTTGTGCTTGAGCTTTGATAGCCTTTGCTTCTCCTTCAGCTTGAGCAACTCTTTGGTCTGCTTCATATTTGATTTGTTCTAATCTATTTTTTGCAGTCAAAGCATCTTGTTCTGCCTTTACTTTTGTCTCTACAGAAGCATCGAAAGCATCTGAATAGTCAACGTTTACAATAGCTACATCAGTAATTTTTACAAAAGGAGGTAATGATTCTTGTAGTCTTGTTTTAAACAAGTCTCTAACTTCATCTCTCTTTGTAATTAGTTCTGTTGCAGGGTATTTAGCTGCTACCGACTTTATTGCTTCTTGTACATTTTGTGCAAAAATTCTTTCGATGTAATTTTGCCCATAAGTTTTGTACACATCAGCAATAGAATCTGGGTTCAACTCATAGTTGACAACCACTGGTAGACCAACTTTTTGAAGGTCAGATGATTGAGAAGCCGCAGTAGTTTCGTACTTTGTATTTCTTACATCAAATGAATAAGTATCATATAAAGGATTTACCAAGTGGAAACCTTCAGGCAATACCTCTTTCACTTCTCCAAATCCAACCACTACTACACGCTCTCCAATGTCTACTGATTCAGTAGCACTTGCGAAAGCTATAATACCTATAACAAACACACCCAACGCCACTATTAATCCTACAAGTCCATTTCTTTCTGAATCCATATCTTATTTTTTATTATTTTTTAACGATTTTAAATAAAGCTCAATCCAATATCTTATAATTACGTATGTAAAGTAACCTATCACAAACCCACCAATCACTAGGAGAAATTTCATATTATCCTATTGCTTGGTTTATATAACTAAGAGCAACTACTAGAGCCAATATTAGAACAGGGTAAGCAATGTAAGCAGGAACATTTGTATTTAATATTTTCATATAATTTTGAGTATACACAATCTAGTAATAAATGCAAGTGGTACTATGTGGAAAACTAATTCTTACTTAGTACCAACAATCCATCTTCTTCAAATGAACGAATTTGTTCATAGATATATCCTGCATCGTAAGCCATCTTTTCCTGACAAATAGCGTTGTAGACACTCTGACACTCTACACCTTTAGTGTTGTAAAGTGTCGTCATGTGAACAATCTCATGTACCAGAATACTTATGTTTACAACAGGCACATCTTTTTCTTCTTCTTGATACCTTTTTCTTTTTTCCCAATTATCAACTCGAACACTTAATGAACCGTCAGATGGTGCATAGAATCCTGCAACAGCTGTTGTTGTAGAGAAAGTTACCAGTTTAAATGAAGTTGTAGATTTATCCAGATGGGTTAAAGTAAATGTTGCCAGCACATCCATGTTATCTGTTGGAGTAAATGTTTGTGCAAGATTACTAAGATTAGTTACCTCTACATTTTGTTGAGGGTAATAAATCCCTACAGATTTTTCTACCTTACTTTGAATTTCAGCAATTAATGCTCCTACACAAAGTGCAGCAACTCCAGCTAAAGTAAAATATATTTTTTGCTTCATATTTAGTAAGTGTTATATTCAACTTTTAACTTTTCAAAGTCTACACTTTCTGGAGCAACATTTGTTATGTCTCTTCCATCAATTGTTAAAGTTTTGATAGTTGCATCTTCAGAACGTGGACCACCATTACAAGAACACCCAGAAGAGTAAGCCCAGATGAATTTTCCTTCTTTGTTTACACCAAGCCCTTGATAACCATGGTGTCCCCAACCTTCTTCATACCTACTTATTTCCTCAAACATTACCAACTCTAAATCGTCAAATTTAGATTTCGGTAATGTTTCCCAGTTTTCTTTTATATATTCATTTATTTTCATAGAATTAAATTCTAATTATTTTTACACCACCATTTTCAATTTCCACATACTCATTTTTGTAATCAAACACATCCGTGTAAATGATGTTTGGCATCTTTTGAGTAATCCTAACTCCATCCATTTTTGTATGACCTACAACTTGGTTAAACCCATCTATTTGGTCTTCCTCAAGTGATTCTGGACGTACCCAGAACGGAGAATTTCTAGGGTCATCACCAGTTGGTTCGGTCCCTATAGCAAACCTAAAAGGAACTACCGTTTTTTTAAAAAGTTCATTAATTGCATGAGCCACTAAAACATCTTTTAGCTGTTCTAATCCAGCTCTTTTCATCCATTGTTTTGTAACACCTGCATGGGTAAAAAGGTAACCGTCTTTTTCATAAGCCATTTGGAGAGAACCATCAGTCAAAGCGTTTTCAAGCAGAAGACTTGCTTTTGCTTTTGTGATTGGATTAAAACCAGAGTATCTCTCGTAGTCACCAGCACTTTTCATATAATGAAAATCGTGGTTACCAATTAACAGGATGCAACTATCCATATTTGCTTTTTTATAAGCTATAATTTTTGCAAAGTTTTCAACTTGTTCAGCAGGACTAACATCCCAGGAATCAAGATAATCACCAATAAATACTACAATGTCATCAGGTCCTTTGTTAGAAACAATTTTCTTCCAGATGTCTCTACCGTGAATGTCACCAATTGCAATTATCTTCATGTTAAAAATCCCTAAAATTTATTTCTTCTGATTTAGCGTTTAATGCTTGAATAAATCCTTTTAGATTTTTAGTAGCAATCATCATTGTTTCGTAATCATATTTTTCCTTTTCATCAGGAAAATACCTAATAACTAAATAATCATCCTTGATGATATCATCTTCAAGTCTTTGGTTTCTAACAATTTCAACTTTTGGTATTTTTTTTGTTTCTTCCATATATTTATCCTAAATGTGAATCATCTCTATCTGCATCAACAATACTAATAATATCAAGACGGAAAAACATTTCAGTATTGAAAGCTTTTTCAGCTTCAGCAAGTAACTTTTCTCCATGTCTTTCCGTAGCACCTTCGTCAACTAACAATTGGTCAATTGTTTTTGCACAATTAGATTTAGTTGACCATCCCCAATCTCTTGGTTCATATTCATCTAAATGGTTTTCAATAGCATCTAAAATCTTTTCACGCACTGAACTTAGGAAGCCTAGAGTCATGTCTATCTTTCCTGTGAAATCTAGGTCCTCTCTTGTGTCTTCTTCATTCATATATTTATCTATTAATTGTTATTTTTCCTTCCTGATAAAGTTTTTCAATAGTACGGAACATTAATGAATTAATATTACCGTTACTTACAACACCTAAATCCTTAGCAACTTTATTCTTACTAACTTTTTTATCAAGAATTTGATATAGAGCTGTAACCATCTTAGCTGTAATAACCTTATGTTGCGAATGCTTTTTTTTGAATATCAATGCTTTTCCAGCCCGAGTTGTTGTTTTTGTTTTCATATTTTTGTTCCGTAATGTTGATGTGCTTGGAGGCAAGGATTTGTTCACCTTGCATGGTATTTCTAAGTCGATTGTTCGGTGAGATAACTACGCAACCGCAATACCTTAAATCTCTTCTAAGCGTCTACCTATTCCGCCACTCCAAGCACCTCAACACTACAAAAACGATTATAGCATACTTTGAATATAAATGCAAGTGGTAGTTGTTAAAGTAGTGTGGATAAGTCTTCCTCTTTGAAATCGTAAGCATCCCACCCAAGCCAATTGTCTGCTTTCTTTTCATGTTTAACAGCTGTATTAAATTTTTGTTTTCCTAATTTAGCTGTGAGTTTTTTCTTTTCCAAGCTAGTCATTTGCTTAACTTGTTTTTTTGCTGGTTTTCCGTCCATTTTCATTTTAGTATAATAAATTAATGGTTTTGTTAATTCTTTAAGTGTTAATTTGTTTGGATTCATTCCGTCAGGATGTTGAGCTACAAGCCATTCTACAACTTCAGGATTAATCCAACGATTGAATTTCCTGAACAAAACCCAACCTTTCATTTTTGCATTATTACAATACGAACAAATTTTTAATTCTTCATCTGTATTGTACAGTCTTGCATGTTTCTTTCTTCTAAAGTGAGAATAAGCTACATAATCTTTTATTTGCCTGTCACAGGTATCGCATTTTATATACATATTAAAATTTCATGTGAGGAATACTCTGAAAGAATCTAATTTCAACATGTGGGTCTTTCTTGTCTGTATGGAAATAATCTTCAAAACCTGACACAAATTTTCTTGTGTCTCCTTCCATTACTCCAGCATCTACCATTCCATCAAAAATAAACTTTTTAGAAAAAGCAACATTGTCAGGGTCTTTTCTTTCATTTTTTGTAAACCAATCAAAACGCATCCAAACTGGTTCTTTTATTTTGTTTTTGTATTTCTTCGTTTCCCAAGCAACTCTTTCAGTTTCTTCTTTCTTTATTTTTGCACCAATAAAACGATTGCTTCTTTCAGCATTGATGTATGTATTTAAGTCTACAAATTCACCTGGAATTTTGATTGTTAAAATGTGTGGTCCTTTCCATGTCATAGGTTTATCCATTTTCTTTTTGGGTTAGGTGCATGTCGGTCAAAAAATTCAGCATCTGGTTTATAATAGCAAACTTCACATTGTTTTGTCACTAAAATCTTTGGTTCTTCTGGAGAATAAGTTGGAGCATACCAAGCCTTGAATAGTTCTCCGCATTTATAGCAAGGATTTTTGAAATATCTTTTTCTAAGTACACCTCTTACTAGAAATAATTTTTTCATTATTTTAACTTTAATTCCTTTTTTAGGAGCTTATAAAGAAGTAACGGCTCATCATCTTTCAAACAAAAATCTCCTTTCCATTTATCTTTACTGTCAAAAACAGTAATTATAACGGTTAGGAGCTTTTTATCTTTGTATTTCTTTAGACTTACTTTTGACATTTACCCACAAAGTAAAGCATTAGAATAAATATATGTCAAGTGGAAAACTTTTTAATGTTCTAATTTCATTCTTTTAATCTCTTTGAGAGTTAAATTTCTTTGTTCTTTTTGTAAAAAACACCTTTGACAGCGTATGGACCAACAAGAGTGCAATAAAAAACCAGGAACAGAGTTAGTCCACTCTATCTGACCTTTGTAATCATGTCCTAAAAAATAGCAAATTATCTGTTTCATATTTCTCCAAATTCATTGTAGTGACCTGCTAGGTTTTGGTCTCTTGGTAACCAGTACAAATCCAAATTCTTTTCTCTGACTAATTTATTGCATTCATACATGATGTC